ATTCGACGACCTTGCAGACACCGCAACGCTTGACCGGGAACGGGGCTTTGCGAACCTTTACCTTGACGAAACCAAAAACTTTACCCCGACGCAGGGGCAGGCCGTTAAGTTGACAACCCCGCTCAAAAGCGGTTTATTGTCAACCTACAATTTTTCAAGGACCACGACATCGCTGACCTACACAGGCACAACAGGGGCAACCCTTCGCATCGCTGCGTCCATGGTCTTGGCGCAGGGCAACAACAACCAAATCAAGGTTTACATCGCCAAGAACGGCACAACGATTGACCAGTCAATGACTGACATCACAACGGCTCACACGAACGGCCATGCGATTTATACGGAGGCTTACGTTACGGGTGCGGTCAACGATGAGTTCACCATCTACATCAACGCAATCGATAGCGGTACAAGTATCACGATTTCAGCCCTTTCATTTACCGCCCATACCCTATGAGCAAGTCAACGCAGCACTTCACCCAATGGTTGGGGATAGAGCATAAGGTCCCTGTAATGCTGGAGAACAGGTCCGGCAAATACATCACTTACGGCTTTGCGAATGAATACCCCTACTACCTTCTTGACAACTATCGCAGGTCGTCCAAGCACAACGCTATCGTCAACGGCAAGGTGAACTACATCATGGGCGGTGGATGGCAGGCAGGCGATGACTTGACCGTAGAACAACAAGCCCGGTTCATCAAGTTCTTCGATGGAATGTCAAGCACGGAGGACCTCAACGACATTACCGAGAAACTGGTCTTGGACTTAGAGATTTTCAACGGCTTTGCGGTTGCGGTTACTTGGTCCAAACTTGGGACCATCGCCAAGATGGAGCACGTCCCGTTTGAGAAAATCCGTGTGGACAAGGAGGAGAAGATGTTCCAAGTCGCTGACTGGTACAACGACGACATGATGCAACTCTTCCCGAAGGTCGGGGACATCGAGAAGATACCGGCATTCGACCCGGAGAACCGCCTCGGTAAGCAGTTGTTCTACTATCGTGTGTACGCAGCAGGCGTGAAGCACTATCCTCTACCCGAATACATCGGAGGGAATGCGTGGATTGAGGCAGACGTACAGGTCGCCAACTTCCACAACAACAACCTCCGCAACAACTTTTGGGGGGGATACTTGATAAACTTTAACAACGGCATCCCGACCCCCGAAGAACAGGGGGATATTGAGCGTCAAATCAAGCGTAAGTTTTCAGGAACCGACAACGCTGGTCGCTTCGTTGTAACCTTCAACGACGATGCAGCCAAGGCCCCGACGCTTGAACCGCTCACTCCGAGCGACATGGACAAGCAGTTCGAAATCTTGAACAAAGCCATTCAGCAGGAGATATTCATCGCACACCGTGTAACCAACCCCATGTTATTCGGAGTAAAGACCGAGGGCCAATTGGGTGGTCGCAACGAATTGGTCGAGGCTTACGAGTTGTTTAAGGCCACCTACGTCAACGACCGGGTGCGCAAAGTGGAACGGATGATCAATTATTTGGGATCCTTTAATGGCGTGGAAGGGATGGAACTTATCCCGGTAGAACCCATCACGGAGCGACTAAGCGAACAAGCCCTTTTGCAGATAATGACCCAAGACGAATTGAGGGAAAAAGCGGGTCTGCAACCTTTGGAAAAGCCTGCTGACGTGGTTGGACCTAACCCCCAACCCGATGAGCAACCGCAAACCGTGGAGCAACTTGCCAGCAACGACAACATCAAGAAGTTATCGGGCCGTGAGTACCAAAACCTGATGCGTATCGTCAGGCAGTATATGCAGGACAAAATCACGCTGGAAATGGCTCGGACCATGCTTTCGGCTGGATTCGGTTTGTCTGCCCAAGAGATTGACACGATGCTGGGCGTTCAGTCCCAAGAGTTTAGCGAACCGACTTGGGGCGAAGAAGACGACGAGGACTACGGATGGGGCGACGAAGAGTTCAAGGTCTTGGAAGTAGTTGCAAGTAAGTTCGGATGCCATGCAGACGATTACCACGTGATGCACTCCAAGCCAATGCGGTTCGATGCCAACATCGACGAAAACATCCGCTTGGCCTTTGCCGAACTGGGCGAGGAAGAGGTTGAACTTGACAAGAAGATTGAGGCGTATCGCAAGAAGAACCGGGAAGCCAGCGTTGAAGAAATGGCAAAGGAATTTGGGGTCAGCAAAGCCAAGGTCGCCAAGCGGGTCGCTTACCTAATCACCAAGGACCGCTACCCAATCAGCAGGGCCGTGGACAAGATTGCCGAGCAAAACCTTCCCAAGAACGTGAAGGAAGTTGCCGAGCCAGTCTTGGAAGTCCGCTACAAGTACGCATGGGCGACAGGGTTCAGCAACAAGGACAAAGGCTCCAGCCGTGAGTTCTGCAAGGTCATGCTGGACTTAGCCGGGCAGGGCAAGGTTTACACGAGGGAGGACATTGACGGGATTTCTGCGATCATGGGCTACTCCGTTTGGAATCGCAGGGGCGGTTGGTATCACACGCCCAGCGGAGTGAATCGCCCCCAATGCAGGCACGTATGGGAGCAGCAGTTGGTAATCCGTAAAGGCAATAAAATCAGCAAGGCATGAAGGCACTATTCATAAGCGAAGAAACGCTGCTCGACAATAGCATCATCAACGAGAACGTCAGTTACACCCAAATCCGTCCAACGGTTGTCAAGGTGCAGGAGATGCGGATTCAGCCCATCGTTGGCTCTCCGTTGTATGGGGAATTGGTTACGCAGGTCGTCAGCGGTTCAACGTCTGCACTGAACCAAACGCTCTTGGAGGACTACATTCAGCCGGCTATGATTCAGTGGCTTTACTACGAGTTGCCGATGGTCCTTGCGTTTAAGTACATGAACAAGGGGATGGTCCGTAGAACAAGCGAAGAGTCCTCCCAAATGAGCATGGAAGAGATTACCCGGCTGACCGACAAAGTGAAGAACGATGCCGAGTGGTATTCCGAACGCATTACCCGCTACCTGATGGAGAACCGCAACTCGTATCCCTTGTGGAACTCGCCTCCTTCTGCTCTTGACACGATCTACCCGAACGCCACCAACTACCGAACCGGGATGGTCTTGGACCGCAACCGAAGGATGGGAATCAGCAACCTTGACTACCCCTACCCCTACGGTCAATTCGGGGCGTGTAATGACTGCTAAGCATGGGAGCGCATAAAAAAAACATACTGAAACTACAAGCCTATGTCTTGGATAAAAATCAAGCAAGCCCTGCTGGACCTTGCCAACAACCATCCGCAAGTAAACTCGTTCGGGACGGGCGACCCTCTTGCGGTAGGCACGGACAACACCATCAACCTACGAACCCCAAGCCGTGAGCGAATCGTCTATCCGCTCGTTTTTGCGGACGTTCAGTCTGCAAGTACTGACGCTGGTACTTTGGACCTTGTGGTCGGTGTCTATTTTAGCGACCGGGTGGAGTCCATTAAGCCGATGGGCGGAGTGGTTTCGGGCAGCCCTACGCTGGGTTGGCAGGACAACGAGGACGAGGTCCTAAGCGACCAGTTACAAATCGCACAGGACTTCATATCAGCCCTCACAAACGACCCAAGCGAGGACTGGACCCTATCGTCAAGCGTGTCGCTTACGAGGTTCGTAGAGAGCCGGGATGACCGCACGGCAGGATGGCAGGCGACGATGACCTTTGAAATCCCATTCAGTCATTCAGTTTGTGAAATTCCAACCTAAAAGACATTTACAATTAAACGCTAAAAAATGCCTACACCCATATTGCAACAAATGCTCGGACAGGGCGGTACGATGGAGTTTATCAATGGAACCGTTACCGGGAAGAACTACGACTTCTTGGTAGTCAACACCGCTGCGACCTTCACAACTTTAACGGGAACTGGAAGTGAGAACCTGCTAACCGCTTACAACTTTTCGGGGGCTTCTATTTCCGCTGGCATCGTTATCAGCGGTCGCAATGGCGGTAAGATTACTGCGGTTACGCCTTCGGTGGGTTCGGTCATCGGTTTCACATTCCTGTAAGCAATGCTGATAGGCTACGGCTACGGCTATCCCACAAATCAACTGCTTGGCGGTGGCAATCCGTTTTGGCTTGCCTTCAACCAACGTGCAGACGCTGACGGGGCTTTGCCTGCGGAGGCTGCGGTCAATGGATGCCTCCAAACCCGATTCCTCAACTCCTTCCAATCTTATGCTTTCTTCGTCTTTTATTCCAACTCTTGGCTGCCGTTTATGCAACGGGCGAATACCGACTCGGCTGACGCTGCGGAGGTTCGCTTCATCAACTGCCTCGAAGTCCGAATGTATAATCTTCTAAACGCATAGCAGATGCCTGCAAGCCCATCACTCCTTATCGTCCCTGCCCGATTCAAGACGGGGAAACTCTACACCCAAATCGCTACGACTTCGGCTGGGGTGGTTCTCGGTTCATCGGGGGACTTCAATGTTACCCGTGCAACGACTGCGACCCGATTCAATTCGGCTGGCTTGATTGAGTCCGTGGCTTCGGGTGTGCCTCGCTTGGATTACTTTACCAGCGGTGGAACGGCTGGCTGCCCTGCGTTGCTCGTGGAACCTGCGGCGACGAATGCGTTGTCATACTCCGAGGAATTTGACAACGCTGCGTGGGGCAAAAGCGCAATGACGGTTTCAACGGGAACAACGGCTCTTTTTACTGCACCCG